AATATTATATGGATGGCCGCTTTTGCCCCTGGTACTAACCTAGAGCTTTCTAGTATAAATTGGACACCAGGACACCAGAAAATATCACAGAAGTTGAGAGCCATCCCTGGTGTCCTCATCAATATTTACAAATATGCCACGAAATCCTCAGAAGTTCAGACTAGCTGCCAAAAACATATTCCTAACATATCCCCAGTGCGATATACCCAAAGATGAAGCTCTTCAGATGCTTCAATCCCTTCCATGGTCAGTCGTTAAACCCACATACATACGAGTCGCCAGAGAGGAGCACTCCGACGGCTTCCCTCATCTTCACTGTCTTGTCCAACTCTCCGGCAAGTCCAACATCAAGGATGTTAGATTTTTCGACCTCACTCACCCCAGACGGTCTGCCGGATTTCACCCCAATATTCAGGCAGCCAAAGACACCAACGCCGTCAAGAATTACATCACCAAAGAGGGTGATTATTGTGAATCCGGACAGTACAAGGTGTCTGGGGGAACAAAGGGGAATAAAGACGACGTATACCATAACGCCGTCAATGCAGCTACTCCGGGAGAGGCTCTTGACATTATCAAAGCCGGAGACCCCAAGACTTTCCTCGTAAACTATCACAATGTCAAGGCTAACCTGGACAGAATATTCATGAAGTCTCCGGAGCCATGGGTCCCTCCATTTCCCCTCTCCTCATTCACTAACGTGCCAGACGAGATGCAAGAGTGGGCCGATGAGTATTTTGGGAGAGGTTCCGCTGCGCGGCCATTGAGGCCAGTTAGTTTGATAGTAGAAGGTGGGTCAAGGACTGGTAAGACGATGTGGGCTCGTGCATTAGGCCCACATAATTACCTGAGCGGCCATCTGGACTTCAATTCCAAAGTTTATTCAAATGAAGTGGAATATAACGTCATTGATGACGTCAATCCGCAATACCTAAAGCTAAAGCACTGGAAGGAATTGATTGGGGCCCAAAAGGATTGGCAGTCAAATTGCAAGTACGGCAAGCCTGTTCAAATTAAAGGGGGTATCCCATCAATCGTGCTCTGCAATCCTGGGGAGGGAGTCAGTTATAAAGATTACCTCGACAAAGAGGAAAATGCAGCCCTAAAATCGTGGACACTCCACAATGCTAAATTCATCTTCCTCGACTCCCCCCTGTATCAAACCTCAACACAGAGCGGCGAAGAAGAGAGGAACTCGCCGTAGAAGGATTGATCTCGAGTGCGGGTGCACCATATACGTCCACATCAGTTGCAGCAACCATGGATTCACGCACAGGGGAACTCATCACTGTGCCTCAAGCAGAGAATGGCGTCTATACCTGGGAGATAACAAATCCCCTGTATTTCAAGATATACCACGTAGAGGACTTCCTGTACACGACGACCAGAGTGTACCACATCCAGATCCGGTTCAATCACAACCTCAGGAGAGCATTGGATCTCCACAAGGCATATCTCAACTTCCAAGTCTGGACGACTTCCCTGACAGCTTCTGGAACGACTTATTTGATTAGGTTTAGACAGTTAGTCATGTTGTATTTAGATATATTAGGAGTAATTACGGTTAATAATGTAATTAGAGCTGTTCGTTTCGCAACTGACAGATCATATGTCAGATATGTACTGGAAAATCATTCAATAAAATTCAAGCTTTATTAATTCGTGATCGAATCGTAGAAATAGATTCGAATCTTAAGCGTTGCATACACAGGGTTAGAGGCATGAGTACATGCCATATACAATAATAAAGCGTTCTCCGTGTGATTCTCATACTTCCCAGCTTCCTGATGATTGTACACCACATGATTGTTGACCTTCCAGAAGCGCTTGACCAGCGCCTGCTCATTGCTGGCATACTGTCCACCCGTGACCTTGGCATAGAACTTGTGCATCACCTGGAAACGATCACGCAGATCGTTCTTCACGGTTGCCGTGCTGGGCTCGTTATCGAACATGTTGAACACCTGGCCAAAGTCCATCGGGGTCCCATACGGTCTACGGTCCCTGACCAACCAGAACATGACACTGTTCGTGTGGTTCTTGAGCTTGATATTCTCGTCCATCCATATCTTCCCTAAAATATACACAGACTTAACACAGAAACGCTTACCGACACGGTGAGTAATACCGTTTCCACGTGTCACATCAGATATGCACAGCACCTTCCCCACATGGGAGATATCGTGACGTTGCTCATAGGATTGGACCTTACAGGGCCCTTCACAGCCTCTAGGAACATCCGGCGTTCTCAGCGTTCGATATATCCTGGGCTTCCTATACATAGGCCTGTTGACCCATTCAGAGGCCTTATTGAATTTTGGGCCTCCACCTCCACGAGGTGAGAAATTGGAAGTGCGGCTTACCTTTGAGGTTCCCGCCACCTGGCGCCATGAGGGATCCCGCTTAGGCATTCCGAATTACATACTGACGTCATGCTTGCTTTAGTTTTATAGGGTTCATAAAACTTAGTAACGAAGTCTTACACAAATATCTAAGCTCCTCAGGCGCATTATAATTGGACCGACAAAGGTTAAATCCTTTAATTCAAATTAAAGGAGGAAAGCGCGCGGCAAAGGGGGACTCCACACCAGGGGGGGAGGGGATTTGAGCGGCCACCAGAGCGCCACGTAGGGGGGGACACCAAAAATCGCGCGGCCATCCAGT